TCTCTTGTATCAAATAAGCCTGAGAAACTTCTATCCAATTTCTGTATACTTGATAAAAAAAAACAACCGAATGATAAATATGTACAAAATTAGAGGCTTGTAGGTCTGCTGCATAATCGCTATGCTTTGCTGCATCGTAGGTATCATCTACCCATCTGCCGTACCAAGTCCTGCGCTGAGGCATAACCATAGAGGCTGCTAACTTGTGAAGGTTACCAACTAAGTCGGTGCTAAATACTTTGCTCTCGATGTATCTGGCTGCTTTAATCTGCTGAACATCATAAATAAATCTATAACGTTTGCCGTTTACTTCTGTGTACCTGACCGGCTTACCTTCTATCTTATCGTCTAAGAAACTTAGTGTAGTTCTCAGGTTATTGAACTGCTGAATAGTCAAGCTATCCACCTGAGTGTCTGTAAGATTGTAGATTATGCCTACTAGCTTACTCTCTACATCTAAATTAGTCCAATCCTTCTCAGGCTTTGTAACTATTGGATAGATTTGTTGGTACTGCCAAACTGTTAATTCGTTCCAAGTCATAATTTTTCTATTTCTTGTTTAACTTCATTGTAAAATACGAAAGCATCATAATTTTTATTGCTGTATGAATGAGCTTTGAACCAAGTCAATATCTCATCTACTGCTATTAATGCACATTGTTTAGATTGGTCAAAATTATGTTCCCATTTATTTTTATCAATATCCCATTTAACTCTATAACTATATTCAAAGAATTTATCTACTAATTCCTTTGCCTTTTGTTTAGGTGTCATTTCCGAAGTTTTAACATTATCTCATAAGCAAGATGCCCACCTATGTAGCATAACGCTGCCAAAGGTAAGCAAATTGCAAAGAAGTACAATATTTTTATTACTTTAATGATACGGCTACGTTTGTGGTGCTACTCTTTGCCGGTGGGTAAACCTTTTTAACCTCGCCAGTAACTCCGTTAATAATTTCAAGACCTTGATGTGGCACCTTCTTTAAAAACTCTTCCATGTCCTTTTTACGCTTTGTGGCATCGTTGAAGTCAGCCATTATCTCCTCGTAGTCTGTGCTTTCGCATTTAGAGAAGTCGTATTTAACACCTACCTCTCTAATGTTGAACTTGGCACTCATATACTCAAAGTCCTTGCCATTTAATACGGCTGCTTGTAATACGGCATCTTTGTAGTCCTTGTTGCCCTTTAATGTGTCAAGCATATCCTCTAAGGCTTTTACCTGTATATGCGTTTTTAACGGGTCAAGTTCCCCTGCGTTTAAGCGTTCAATTACTTGGTGGGTAAACTCCACCCTTTGTTCTTTTGTTGTTTCAAAAATTAATTGTAGTTCCATTGGTTTGTTTATTGGTTTAAATATAGTATGATTTTGCATGTTTAATTAACTTAATCATTGTTTTTAGCTTATCAATATCTAATTGAACATAAGCTAAATTCTCTGTATTAAGTTCTATAAAATCTTCTTGTAATACACATTCAATAGGGTCTAATTCTAAATCTAAAATTTTGGTATATAATACACCATCTATAACTTCAAATTTATATTGATTAGGAGATAAAGTTTTTTCTATGTCTATTTCTTTATTCATATTGTTTCTGGTTTGTAATTATCAATGTCAAAAAAGCCAACTTCTGATTTGTCTTCCGGCTTCCTTAATCTGCGCTTTGAAGGTTCGTAACCCTGCTCGTTGCAGTATGTAAGTATTTCCAGATAGGTCGCATCTATGTTATTCATCATTATGCTGATAGGCTCACTTGCGTAATATTTGTCTATGTATTCTTTGTTGCTTTGGGTCATAGTTTTTAATTGTGTAGTCAAATAATGCTGCCATTACAAAACCTGTTGCAATTAGCAGAAGGCAAATAGCGTAAATCATTTTGAGTAGAAGTCTTGTAATTGACCAATAAGGTAACAAGCTGCTACTAATACTGCTAAAAATTGTGCGGTTTCTTTTTTCATTGTGTTTGGTTTAGTGGGTTAAATTGTGCGTTGAATAGCCGCACCCCTATTTTTGTTTTATTTTTTGTAAGCAAATGTTGTCAATTTTGATTTATCACTTGCACTTTCAAGGTCATATTTATACTGTGTGCTTTTTTCTATGTTACCTAATTTACCAGAATAAAATGCTCCGTTAATAGTACAATAAACGTATTCGTTATTGCTTTTTCTTTCGCAGATAACATTACCATTTTCATCAATAACTTGATAATGAAATTTAGCAGCTTTTTTGTTTGTTTCTGTAACTTTTAATTCGTAGTTCATTTTTTGTGTTTTTGTGGTTAATTGATATATCAAATATACAACCTTTTCACATTCCACAATCAAATGAGCAAACTTTTTTTTAAAAATGTGATGAGCGGTAAATATTAAGGATAAGCGGTAAATTATAGGAAGGCATACCTACCTGTGCCACGTTTAAGGCTGAAATTCTGCCAAGCCAAAGCCAGAGCCATTACGGCATCATCGTGGAAGCCGGAAGGTGCAGAGTACTTTACCCCCGTTGCCGTATACTGATACTCAAATACTTCAAGCTCTTGGCTTATTATACCCTCAGGATAGCCTATCTTCCCTTGATGTATCGCAGCTTGTAGCCCTTCCATTAGTTGCTGCTTACTTGAACTTGTGAACTTTAAGCCTTGTATCATTACCCCTTCTCTTTGCAGGTCTTCAAGGATAGGGTCTCCAACCCCCGTAGAATCGACAAGGATAGGGCATTTAGGCACTCTAAGGATAGTTTGCTTAGTATTATGCCAATCCATTTGGAAGCGGTCAAAATAAGCCACATTCCCGTCTTCGTCTAATCCTACTATTACAGTCCAATCGACTGACTTGGCAAGGTCAATCCCATAAGCTACTACCGGCATATTTGTAACCGGGTGTAAGCATTTGCGTATGTGTTGGCTGCCGAAGGGATTAGCTGCGTTCTCAGCCGGATTTGCCATATACTCCTGCTCAAATACAACTTCTGGTAATTGCTTTCTAGCATCGTCTATCTCATTAGGGTCTATGTAAGGGTTATCGTATGTGGTAAACTTAAAGCTCTGCCAATCCGGCTCTGCTTTGCTAAACAAACTAAAAAAGTAATTCTTGCCTTTTGGGGTGCTAAGGAATATAGCTTTACCCTTAAAGTCCGTTAAGGTAGGTCTTATTGAATTAAGCCACCCGTCTTCTAAGTTAGGTATAAAGGAAGCCTCGTCTACTATTACCAGATTGAACTTTCTACCTCTCAGGTTATCTAAGCGTTCCCCTGTAAAGAACTCTACCTTGCCACCATTCGGGAAGCTGATATTTAAGTCCGATTTGTTATTAGGGAAGGGAAGGCTATTGCAAAGCTTTTCAAAGAATACCTTTGCTAGTTTATATGTCGGTGTTATGTAAGCAACCTGACCGCCTTTGATTGCGGTTGTAATACATTTGATTTGGCTTAACTCCGATTTGCCGAACCTTCTACCGCACATAACTACAATGTACCTGGCTTCGCAGTCAAGTATCTTCTTTTGATTTATATGTCCGTTAGGTAGTTCTATCCGCATTAAAGAATTGTCTTGCCGTCTACAAATACTATCTCTATTCTGTTATCTGTTTGAATGTCCATTTGTTCCTTTGGCTTACCATAAACACGGGTAAGTAAAGTTTCTAAACTATAAAGGCTGCCCTTCTCCAAGCTCTTACGCATAGCTGCTGCAATCGTCTTTTCAAGTATCGTTGCCTTCGGGTTATCCCATACTGTTTTGAGTTCCTCTAAGTCCATTGACATCATAGCTTGTATGGTATCGTTTATCTCAGCAAGTTTATAGCCTTGCTCTTTTAGTAGGCTTACATATTTACGAGGTCTGCCGTTTGGGTTAGCAACCTCGCCTTTCTTAAATGGTTTCAAATTCTGTTCGTTTGCCATATCTTCTCTATTACTTCACTATTTAATATAAGGTTCTCCGTTTCTTTTAACTTCTAATGTCGGGTCAAGTTTACGCATTCTGTCTACTATTACTTGGCAATATTTAGGGTCAAGTTCCATTCCGTAGCACTTGCGTTTTAATTGTTCTGCTGCTACCATTGTAGTTCCGCTTCCTAAAAATAAATCTAAAACTATTTTATTTTTATGTAATATATTTTCAATAGCCATAGATGCTAATTCAACAGGTTTTTGTGTAGGGTGTAAATATTTAGATGCACCATCTTTATTAATACTCCAAACGCTTCCAAGTCTTTTTCCTATTATATTGGCATCTCTATTATATACTAATGCTATTTCAAAATCGCTTAAAAAAGTTCCTTTTAAGTCTCCTAATCCACCCCCACTTTTATCCCAGATTATCATATTTGTCATTTCTCCTAATGGTTGTAAAAACTCAATCCATTCTTTTACTACTTTCCAAGATGTCCATACAAATACAAATCCATTAGAATAAATTGGTAAATTATTAATCCAATCAGTTATGAAAACTTCATCATTTTTAAGTATATCAAATTTTTCTGTTTTAGTTCTAAAATTAGATTGATAACTCACTCCGTATGGCGGGTCTGTAAATACCATATCAGCCTTCCCTCCGTTCATTAGCTTTGCTACTTGGTCGCTATCCGTACTATCCCCACAAAGCAATCGGTGTTCTCCTATCTCAAATAAATCTCCTAATACTATATCCGTTTCAATGCCCCCGTCTGGAACTGCAAAGTCATCTTCCTCAGCTTCTATAACTTCTGCATCAAAGCCGGGTATGTCTAATCCCCAATCTTGTAGCTGCTCTGCATCCCAATTATTTGCAAGGTCGTTCCAATCCCATTCGCCATAGCCTACGTTGTCTTTAACTATAAACTCCTTTTGTTGCTGCTCGGTTAATTCACTTGCTTTGATAATCGGTATCTCTTTAAGTCCGGCTTCTTTACAAGCCTTTAATCGCATATTGCCACCAAGCACAACCATATCGTCATTAACTACAATAGGTCTTAGGTTAAGCATCTGAGGGAACTCGTTAATTGACTTTACAAGCTTTGCAAACTTATCGTCTTTAATTATTCTGGGGTTGTTAGGGTTTGCTTTAACTGTGTTGATTGGTACGTTTTGTATCATAGTATTCCGTTGATTATATCGTTTGCTTCGTCTATTGCGTCTTCCTGGTCTAAGAATGTGTCTACGTCTGCTATATGCTTATTAATTAAAGTTTCTGCCATTGCATAGGTGTAGTTGCCTATTGTGGTCATATCGTCTCCATTCATACCTGTCTTACATACTGCAACGAAGTAAGCCTTATGTGTTAGGAGCAGCCATATAGCAGTTAGCTTTCTCATCTGCCTTGACCTTTATATGCTTTCGGTCTTGGGTTATGCTTGTTGAAGGACTTCTTTGCAGAGCCTCTTTTGCGTTTACCGAAGTTTACCTTTGAGCTATTTTCTTTAATCTTTGCCATAATTACTTGCGTGTATGTCTTTTAGAAACTCTTTATATTGTGTTTTATCTCCGTATTCTATATGGCACTTTCTACATAACCCCATAAGGTTTTCAATCGTGTCTTTGTCTTTGCTTCCACCTATACCTCTTGCCTCTATATGATGCACGTCTACCGCTTGTGAGCCACACACTTCACAGGGAATGAAGTCAGTTGTTTTATACCCCATCCCCTGCAAATATATCTGCGTGTGTTTTTTCATAGCTTCCCCATTAAATTTTCCGTTGATTAATAATTAAAAATTTAACTATGAAAATTATTTTTTGTCTATCTCTTTTAGTTTGTTAATTGCCCACTCAACACCAGAAGTGCCACCCCAAGCATCCCAAGCAATACCGCCACAACCTTCGCTATATGGTACATCTTTATGCTGCTGATGTCTTTTGAATGAAGCCATACGAGCAATAGTATCTCTGCTTATAGGTTCTCTATTAGCTAACTGCCTTGCTCTTGCTTTGCCGGTTGCTTCAAGACAAGAACCCCATCCATTTTTATCAGCCCATTCTATTGCCCTCTTTGCGTTATTAGTTGCACTCTCTGGGTAATCGGTATAGCTATCAGCGAACTTGCCACCTGCCAGGATAGCCTTCCAAACTTGCATAGCTTTCTCTTCGGTATCGTACACGCAACCTCCGTTACCAATCCGAAATTTTCCGTTTGAGCATTTAATTACTGGCATAGTTTACTATAAATATACTTTCGGTCTAAATTTATCTCCTCAAAGTTATACTTCTTTTTGCAGAACTCAAATAGTTTATCTCCGCTTTCCTTTCGCATCTGCTCATCATTAACTAAATCTTTAATATGCTTATACCAATCCTTTTGACTTTTAACGTAATGCACCGGCATATCTAAGTACGGATTGACAAAGCTAACAATGGCAGGGTTCTTTTTAGAAGCCGTTTCTAATACTTTAAGATTAGACTTCATAGCGTTAAACTTGTTATCTACCAGAGGAACTATTGAAATGTCGCTATCTGTGTAAGCCCCCATATATTCTGTAACCTTTGCATAGTTATAGATCGTAGGGTTAAGTTTTAGTCCACAAGTAAACGCATCAATCATTTTATCCCATACCGGCTTTTCGCCATCGTTGTACCCGGCTATTACAGTTCTTATATTCATACCTTGTAACCTTTTGAAAGGCTGCCTAATTAAATCTAAGTCTCTTTCGTGCGTTCCGCTTCCTGACCAGAATAGTCTAACCTTGTCGCTATCTAACTTCTCATCTCTAAACTGCTCGTCTCCGTAAGGTAAAGCGTTTGGTAATATATGAATGTTCTTATTGTATTTAGTTATCTCTGCTGCTAGTCTATCGTGGGTGCAGGTACAAAGGTCTGCAATTTCTAAATAGTCAGTAATCAGTTTAGGTATGTTATTGAGCTTGTATCTTAAATACAACAAATGGCTTTCGTTAAGTTCCCAGTAATCGTCGTTATCTACTACTAATTTAAAGCCGTACTTAGTGCGCCAAGCGTCCATTTGCTTTGCATCTATCTCGTTAAGCATTCTATTCATTAGTACAATATCCCACCCCTGCTCTAATAACTCATCATTAAGTACGTCTGTGATAAGTGCGTACTCTTTTTCCATATGTACTATTGGCATCATTATCCTGTGGAAGCCTACACCTGAGTTAGCACTAGTTATACAAAGTATTCGCATCTTATATTCTTTTGGTTGTAATAGATGTCCTGATATTTTTCCCACACGCTTTGCGCCCTTGCCAAGCTCTCGTCTTTCATTCGTCTGTAATCTGTTCCGTTGCCTACATCGTGTCCTATATGTTCTGACCTCATATCCGGCAGGTAGTAATTTGTAAAGCCTGTAATAGTTGCTCTTTCTCCGTAATCTCTATCCTGCATTCCATAGGGGTCATACTCCTCATTGTAACCGCCAACCGCATCTATAAGCTCACGAGTGATAAAGTTATCGCCAAAAGGTGTATGCGTTTTATGTACCCCGTCTACTATTGGTGGCAGTTCCTCTACACAATGTATACCAATAATGCCAGTTTTTGACAAACGTTGAGAAAACATAACCCATTTTGACAACCAATTCTCAGGTAGTAAAATGTCATTGGCTAATAAACAAACCGCATCATAGTTTTGAGTTATCCTAAGTCCTGCATTTACTCCGGCTGCTATGCCTCGCTTTTCTTTTGATAAGTCATACCCGGCAAACGGGTAGTTAAAGTTCTCGTGCGTGTCGCTGCCGTTATCTATTAGGAAGCAGTCCGCGTTGTAACCTGAGTTGTAAAAGTTTTGGTTAATTACACGCTGCGTTAAATCGTGCCTGTTTTGTGTAAGTAATAAAATAGCTACTTTCATTATCTTATGTTTGAGCCGATTTCCCTTGCCGGTACTCCTGCATATTTAGTATTTGCTTTTGCTTCGCCTTTTAAGAAGGCACTTGCTCCTATCATACAATTTGCCCCAACGTGTGCAAACTGATGTAATACTGCATTAAGTCCTATATTGCTTCCTTCTTCTATAATTGAGTGTCCACCTATTTTTGCTCCGCAGCTTATTGTTACATTGTCTAAAATATTACAATCGTGTCCGATGTGTGCGTGTTTCATTATGAAACAATTATTGCCTATAAAGGTGTCTATCTCCGTTCCTGCATCTATTGTTACAAGTCCTGTAATAACATTGTTATCGCCTATATATACTTTGCCTTTTTCTTTTTGCCAGAACTTTTTATGCTCTGCTTTGTCTCCGATAATACAATAAGCTCCGATATAGTTGCCATCTCCGATAATTACGTTATCGCCAATGATAGCGGTAGGGTGGATAAAGTTTGCCATAGTTAAGTAGTACAAGCGCAGTCATACGCAGGGTTTATGTTATCTAAATCAAATTCCTTAAACAAGTTATTCTGTGATATACTTTTAAGCGTTTCTATTGTTACTCCGTTAAAGTAAGTGTATTTGCTATTCTTTTCGTCATTTATCCATTCGTCTGCAAGTTCTGGGAACTCCCTCAATATTGCTAAGATAGCGTTTTTACCTTTCATAAAACACAAA